GGTTTGTTTCCGCTCCGCGCTTTGGGAGAGAGACGCGAAGTTGTAATCGGTCTTGGCCATGTCCGAATAGGACGGGAAGATCGTCATGCTGTACGGATGGCCGTCGTCCTGGCCGCCGCTCTCGCCCTGCATGACGCGGCCGTCCGAGGTGCCGTAGAGCAACTGGTCGAGGTTGGCGCCGCCGACCTCGAAGCATTGCGCGTCCCAGCCGACATAGCGGCACCAGGCGCCGGTGCGGCCGTTGGCGACGAACTGGGTGTTCACGCTGGAGCCGACCTGCGGCAGATTGACGATCACCATCGTCTTCAGCGGCCATTCGAGGATCTGCCAGTTGGTGAGCCCGGGCCTAGCCGCGACCGCGCTCTGCCAAGCCGGCTGGATCGCGTTGGTGACCGCGGTATTCTGCAGCGCGATCTCCTCGGTCGTCGCGACTTGCGAGATCGCGACGATCCCGGCGACCGTCACGATCGCGAGATCGCCGCCCGCCTGCATCAAACATCTTGGCCCGACCGGCTGCGGAATCTTATAGACCCCCATCAAGGTCCAGGTCAGGGCCGGCGTGGTGCCGGAGAAGATCGCCGCCTCGCCCTGATCGGTGATGAACACATTCGCGAACTGGAGGCCGCTCGCCGTCTGGATCGTCCAGGTGCCGCCGGCGATGAGAGCGCCGCCGCGCTTGAAGATCGGCTGCATCGGATAGATCGAGATCGGGCCGCCGATCGCACTGCCCGGCAGATACCAGGCATTGAGGGAATTGCCCTGCAGCGCCCAGACGTTGCTTTCGAACACCCAAAGGTAATTCAAGGGCGGCCCGGTGAGCCCGGTGATCGCCGGGGTTATCCCCCAGGAGGTGCCGTTATAAAGCTGGACCGGATCGACGCCGTTGGCGGCCATCAGGGTCGGGGCGCCGCTCGCCGCGAAAAGGATATAGGAAAACGGCGCGCTCGGATTGAGGCCGGAGACCAGGCTAGCGCCGACCGTCCCGAGGTTGGTGACGTCGTAGATATTCCCCTGGCAGGCGGCAAACATCTTATAGACGCCGTTGCCGCGGTAGGGCATCAGGCTAACCACCACCGCGTTCGGCATCCCGCTGGCGAACACCGCGGCGCCGCCGCGCGCTCTCACAAAATCGACCTCCGGAAAGGCGTTCTCGAGGAGCACCGCGGTCTGGTCCGGGGCAAGCGCCAAGGGGGCGCCGACATACCACCCCTTGATCGGCGCGACGAGGGTCCGCGACACCGAGATTTGCGAACGCGGCTCTTGCTTCGATTTGTCGAGGAGGGCGCTCTGCAGCATCGCGTCACCCCGGCAGGCGCGAGGTGAGATCGGTAATGATTCCGAGGTAGGTTTCCTCGCCGAGAACGACCTTGCGCGACATCGAGACGACCCGCTCGGTCTGTTGCTGCCCGGCGTTGCGGGCGAGCGAGGTTTCGTAGCCGCGGAATTCCTCGGCGTATTGCAGGCCCTTGGCCGCCTTCCAGCGCCAGATGACGCCCTTCAGCACGGTGTCTTCGTTGATCAGCGAAAAATCGTCGTCGGCGCGCCACGACGATTGCGAGGCGGTGCGCGCCGCATTCATGATCCAAAATGAGCTGTAATAGTTGAAGCTGACCAGCTCGCCGGCGGACAGCGCCGGCCAGATTTCGAGCGCGCCGCCGATGATCCGCCAGACCGGGCGCACCGTCGAGGCGGGCAGCGCTTTGAGCATGTTTAAATCTTCGGTGTTGATCGGCCCGAACAGCGGCAGGAGCGGGAACTTGGTCGAGACCAGGGCGCCGCGCGGGCTCTTGTCGCTCGGGCTAAACCGATCCCAATCGAGCGGCAATTGAAAGAGCGTCGAGGTGCCATCGCCGGTCACCGACCCCGGGGTATCGAGGTTGACCCAATTCGCCCGCTCCATCAGCTCGCGCCCGGTATCCTCGGCGAACGCGACCAGCTGCTGAATGTCGGGGTTGGTGCTCGCGACCGCCTGCGTCGGCAGGGCGGAGAACCCGCACCGCATCACCGCTTTCTGGACTATCGAGAGAATGGACACGATTCACGCTTGTCCCCATCCTAGAGCGTCGCGATCTGCGTCCCCAGGGCCGTCACGATCGCCTGCAGCGCCGCCTGCAGCTCGATCAGATTGGCCTTCATCGCCGGCGCGCCGCCGGCGGCCAGCACGCCTTGCGCCTGACACATCGTGATCAACGGTTGGACGAGGCTATTCGCCTTGAGGGTAATCCTCGCGGTCGCCATTCAGGCCTCCATCGCCGGCGCCGGCCGGGCGGCCGGGCGGCGTTTCGGACGCGCTTTTGCTTTCGCGGCCGGCTTGTTTTTCTCCAATTGCGCCAGCCTTGCGGCGAGCGCCTTCAAGTCTTCGCGCAGCCGATGGTTTTCGGCGGCGTAGCGGGCCGCCGCCGCGCCGTCCGTTGCGGATTTCAGCCAGGCCGCGGCGCGATCTCGCCAGGCCCGGCCGTCCGCGATCCGGTCCAAATGGACATCGGCCACCGAGGCCAAATCATCGACCGAAAGGATATTCAAAAACTCCATTTCCTTGATAAAAGAGGGCGTGGCGAGCGGCCATTTGGCGAGCGGTGTCCCGTTGACGAGCGCGCGCCCCTTGCTTTTCCATTTGCTGTAGGATTCTTCGAAGCGGGCCTTGATCGCCTCGTCGACCGGGTGCACGGCGACCGAAAGAGCGTCCCCGGCGACGTGAATGCGCACCCGCTCCATGTCTTGATAGATCGCGCGGCCGGCCTTTTCCGAGGCGCCCGGATCGATCACCGATTCGACGAAGAAGACCGGCGTGACGCCTTTGTTGTGTGGCGCGTAATCGACACCGCCCCATTCGTTGACCGAAGCGAAGGCATCTTGCTGATACATCGCGCGCCCTTCTTAGGTCTAGGTCGTCGCCGTCGAGAAATAGGGCCAGCGGAGGAACGCCTCGAGATAGTTTGGCGCCGCCACCGTCGGTGCCACCACCGTCACATTGATGTTCGCCGCGCTCGCCGTCGCCGCGGCCGACAGGGTGATCGTGTAGGGCGCCGAATTGCCTTGAATCTTTTGGATGACCGAGCCCGCCGCGAGCCCAGTGCCGGTGACGATCTGATTGGGATAGAACCCGGCGATCGAAGTCACATTGGTCAAGACCGCCGAGCCGCTGGTGGTCGTCACATAGGTCGAGCCATTGGCGGCGGTGATCGCGACCGCAGTGCCGGTGGCGGTCGCTGGGACGTTCATCGTCACGGTGCCGTTGCCGATATCGGTAATGACCGCGCCGGTCGGAATGCCGGTGCCGGAAAGGGTCTGGCCGCGGGCGAGGAACAAGAACGAGGAGACGTTGGAAAGCGTCGCCGAGCCGGTGACCGTGTTGGCGTTGAACCCATCCGACTGCGCGCAACTGGCGATCGTCCCGAGCGGCACTTGATTCGAGTGCGTCCCGGCGGCCACGAAGCCGATCCCGCCCTTCATATTGGCGTCGACGGAATCGGTCACCGGCTGCGTCGCTTGGGTCGTGATCGTTCCGGTTTTGAGGAGCGAGGTGCCGGCCCGCTGCGCCCAGATCCCATAGGTTCCGACCGCGGCCGCGGTAAACGACCAAACGTTGCCGGCCGAAGGCGCCGCCGCGGCATCGCCGACCCTTCCGCCGAGGAAGATCGTCCCGACGCTCATCCCGACCGGATAGGCGCCGGCGGTCGCCTGCGTCCCGGTGATCTGCGCCCGATAGCCGTTGTCCCAACAGACCGCGTCGCCCTGGTTGACGGTCTGGCCGGCCGCCATGTCGAGATAGAGGAACGTGAATTCGCCTTCCGCGTCGCCCTCGGTGACCACCCCGGGCTTGAACCCCGGCGCCGGGAAGGTGCCGGCCGCTCCATAAGGCCCTTCGGGCAGGTAGATCTTGGGGCCGGCGTATTCATATTGCAGCTGGGCGATGGTCATCAGAAGAGCACTCCTTGCAGGCTGGAGTTTGAGACCGTCATGTTGCCAGCCCACGCATAGAGCCGCACGATGGCGTCTTGGTTGACGTTGGCGCGGTCGCCGCCGATTACCTTGAAATTGCGCTCGCTCGACGGCCGATAATAGAGATAATCGGTATTGACGAAGTACATCGTGTTGACCGGAATTTGCCCGTTCTTGCCGCCGTCGAGAACGACGTCGACCGACTTGCCGGCGCCGTAGTATTTGAGGCTCGTGAATCCGGCGCCGACGTCTTTCTCGTCCCCAATGCCGTTGATCCGCTGGATCGTCTGGAGGGTCGCGAGATAGGCGAGATAAAAATTGTTATCGGCGACGATGAGATCGATGCCGTCGGTGTTGCGCTTCAAGCTAACGGTGGTCGAATTCATGTAGCTTTGGATGTTCGATGAGGTCACCGGGCCGCGCGAATCGACCGCCGAATTGACCGCCAGATTCTGCCACCAGAGTTGGGCCGCGCGGTCGATGCCGCCGACCACCCCGGAGGTTGGGGCTTTCGAGATCAAGAGCGCGAGGCCGCCGATCTGCTTGCCACCGAACCCGGTCCCGTCCGAATAGATCGACGCGGACATTTGATTCCAGAAGGTATCCTCGGCGGTATCGACTCTCGCGCGAACCAGCTCAATCATCGCCTCCTCGCCGGAATTTTGGATCTCCTCGAGGCCGCTTATCACCACCGCAATCGCCGCCTGTTTGATCGCGTAGCGCGACGCGGTCATGGTGTCGTTGAGCGCGATATTCAGGGGCTCATAGCCGGAGTACCAGAGAAAGGTTTGGTTCTGCGCGTAGCGCAATTCCTGCATGATCTCGCGGCCGCCGTGAAACGGCGTTTGGCGGCCGCGCCTCTTTAAAAAATCGAGGAGCGCATTGTTGTTGGTGATGTTATCGGCTAATTTTTTGCTTCGATTCTCGAGCGTCGTGGTGACCACATCGCCCCAATCGACGGAGGTAACTAACGGAGAGGCCATGGCTCAAGCCCTTGGGCGCAAATTGCAAGGTTTGATGGGAGATCGCCGTTCCGGGGGCGAGCCATGCGCGGATGAAGCGCCATTGCCGGCCGCGGGCTTGACTCCGCGGGCGCCGGCTATCGGACCATGGGGGCTTGAGTCGGCCCATGAGCCGATTGCGAATATTCTACTGTGTTAAAATGAAATCTGTCAAGCGTTCCCACGCTGGATCTTGATCGCCGCCCGGATCTCGTCGTCGAGCGACAGATTGCGGGCTTTGGGCAGGTCGCCGGCGTGGCTATTCGCCGGCGCCCCGGTGACCGCTTTCGCGGCGTTTTGGGCGCGCGCGGCGGCGGCGGTTGCGCCCCGGTTGGTGCCCGTCCTTGCCTCTTCGAGGAGGATCGCACGGATGTCCGGGTTAAGCCAGCACGCCGCCTCATAGGCCGTTTGCAGATCGGCGGCCTTGCCGGCCTGCACCAAGATCGACATGTCTTGGCGCACGTTGTCGAAAAACCGATTGGCCGGATTCTGGGCAAAGACATCGATCTGCGAATTGATTTCGCGGGTCTGGAATTCGGTCCGGATTAGGTTCGCGGCGTGCGTCGCGATGGCATTCGGGTCATATTGCGGTTGCGGCTGGGGCTGGCCCGGCGTGCCCGGCGTGCCCGCCGGCAGGTAGCGCTGGGCCATCGCGGCGAGCAGCGCTTGCGGCTGGACCCCGAGGCGGCGGCACAGGAACTCGACGCCGCCGACGAAGTCCCGGCGAAGCTCGCTCTCGACCGCCACATAGTCGTTGACGGCGTTTTGCAGGCTCGTCCCGTTGCGCTCGGCCTCGTCGGCAAACTTGCCGAGGCCGCCGAATCTCTGCAATCCTGCGGCGTGCTCGGCCTCGCGCCGGGCCTCGTGCCTGGCGATGTCCTCCTTGACGTGCTCGGGGAGGGCATCCCACGCCTGCTTTGAGGCTACCGAGAATCCTGAAGGCGCGCGATGTCTAGGCGGTTCTTTTCCTTGTCCTCCGTCAGCCGCCTTTGCGCCAGGTTCAGCACGATCTGCCGGTTCAGCAGGGCGCCCTGCTCCAGTTGCAACGCCCTTAGCAGCCCCTTCCGCTCCTCGGCGGCCGGCTCGCTCTGTTGCTGGTCTGAATCTTCCATCGTCGCCGCGCTCCCTTTGCGTTTTAACCGCGTCCCTGATGTCCGAAGATAGTTGCTCGGCCGGATCGGACGCCGGTTCGCTTGCCGGGGCGGGAGCGGCCGGCGCCTCGCCGCCAACGTCTTCGGTGTCGTCAATCATGACTTCCACCATGGATTAGGCCGCCGATCGATTCCTTCCGGCATCGTTTCAATCGCTTCGTCGATGCGGCGCGCCAAAGCGTCCCGCCAGCTCTCGCCAGGGCGCGCCTGCGCGGCAAGCCGTTCTTCGAATTGCTTTTGAAACTCCAAAAGAAGCGCGCCAATGTCTTCGGTGTCGTCAGCCATGTGCGATCTTCTCCAATTCAGGATCCGGCGTCCCTAGATCAGGCCGATAGCCCTCTTTAACCTTATGCAGCGCTTCACCCACCTCAGCACTTTGTACTTTGCTCCTAGCGACGTGACCTTTTTCCGCCATTGCTTCCGCCTCATTCCCGACAATCTGACAGCCCGCTGCTCTAACAGCTTTATAGTACTCAGACTTCGAGTCATAGATTTTCCCATCCGCGGGGTTTTGCACATCATCGAGATGATCGCCGATCACATAAGGCGCCGGCAGCGCCGAGCGGGCCCGCGCGCGCCGCAGCGCCGCCACTTCCGGCCAGGGGCGGAGTTTCCCTTCATGGATCACGAACTTCAAGTTTAGAACTCCGTATCGTCCGTGTGCTTTACAGGCGTAACGAACCGAATGCCGGGACGGCAATGCCCGCCATTGCCAGCAGTTGAAGAATAACCCACAAAACAATGCACACTGTAATCAAGACTATCAATACATTTACGATAGTGCGAAACGGCTCGCCCAGCGGAATAAGCGGAAGCAGCTGCTGCACCGCCCACCAGGCTACCCCCAGCAGGATTATAACGAACAGAATACCGATGAGAGTGCCAATCATAAGTTCGCTCCTTTTTAAAACCCCTGCGCGTTACCGGGCTCGATCGGCCATTTTGGCATCTGATCGATCGCCGCTTGCTGCCAGTCGGCGGCCATCTTGTCCATGGTCGCGCCATGTTGCATCAACGCCTCGGCGCCTTTTTGCTGATGGTCGCGGGCATCGGCGGCGATCTTCATTCTGAGCTCGGCGAGCTTGGCTTGGCTCTCGGCGATGATCTGCTGCAGTTTGGCCGCCGCTTCCTGCTGGCCGGTTTGCGAATCCAGTTGCGCCTTCGAGATTTCCGCCTGGGTTTTGGCTTGCGCCGCCTGCAATTTCACGTTCTCCGCCTGGACCTTGGGATCGGCGCCCTTTTGCGCCATCGCCTGTTGCATCGCCTGCGGCGACGACAATTTGTCGGCGGTCTCTTCGATCACTTCCTCGAGTTCGCGGCCGACCCGGAAAGCCCGGACTCCGAACATCAACAATTGCCCGGCGAGCGGCGCCAGCTCCGGCTTTTGCATCACCATTGGCCCCCACGCCTCGAGGAACTTGGTCATGCTCTCAATGAACTGGGTTCTGTCTTGCTTTTCCCGGCTCTCGTCGCCGACGATCGTCGAATCCGTCTCGATGTCGATCTTGAACCGCCGCAACAGATTGTTCTTGAGCAGGCCGAACACGTCCTCTTGCGTCGGAGTCTGGCCATGCGGGGGATGTCCGGTCGCCGGAAGCGGGGGAAGCATGGTTAGGGCTCCTTGCTCATCGCGGCAGGCCGCCGATCGCGGGAACGGCGGTCCTCGGCCCCGCCGGAGCGAGTTGCGGCGGCGGCAGCGGCGGCGCCATGGGCACCGGCGCCCGTTGCGGCGTGGTCGGAGCCCCCGGCGCCGGCAGCGGGCTAAACCCCGGCTGCTCGGCCGCCATTTGCACCTGTCGCTGTGCCGCGAGATGGGCGAGCATCAAGGTGAGCCTGGTCGGCAATTTGACGTTGCTCATTTCCATGATCGTCGCGGCCGAGCAATATTGGGCGATGATCTGCCCGACCAGGCGGGCGATGTCGCGGCAAAATCTGGCGATCTCGGTTTGCCGGTCTTTGATCCGCGTGCCGCCGTATTGCGCTTTGAGCTGTTGCGCCCCCTCGGTCTCTTGCGGGTCGGTGGCGCCGCGCATGATATCCGAGATTCCGATGATCTGGTAGACGTCCTCGACCAGTTGTTGGCGCAGCTTGATACAGCCTTCGAGCACCGAGATCACCTGTTCGACCGGCACCCAGACGATCGGCGCCGCCTTGCCGCCGCCGCCTTCCAGGAACTGGGAAAATCCCTGCACCGCGATGAGTTTATTCTCGAAGCCCGGCGACATCGCCTTTTCGATCTCCGGCGAGCCCTCGCCCTGCGGCCCGGCGGGATAGAAGCCGACGAGCTTTAAGGCATCCGACAAGCCGCCGATCCGCGCCGTCAATTGATCGATCTCCTCGGCCTGATCTTGATAGAACACGAAGTCCGGCACCGGCACTAAGCTATCCGGGCTCAGCGTCCCATAGGCCGGCCGCGGGCAGGGATAAAACCCATCGAGCTCGAGGTAAGGCTTGCCGCTTTCCAAGATTTCCGGATAGCCGGGGCTTACCCAAAGCACTTCGTTTTTCGCCTTGTCCCAGACCTCCCAGACCGCCGCCTTGCGGACCTGACTGGCGCCGGCGGCGGTGCCTCTCTCGTCTTCGTCGGCCAATGGGTCGGCATCGAGCGCGATCTCCTTGCCGACCTTGGCGCCGAACCGCTTGGTGATCTCGGCCCGCGTCATATAGGCGCGGAACGCCACCCATTGGCACTCCGACCAGACCCGCGCCGGCTGATGCCGGAAATCTAATCTTTGGACGAAACGGATTCTGACGTTTTCGAATTTGAGCTTGGCGGGACTGCTTCCCGGGCCGCAAGGCTCATCGCGATCAGTTCCCGGGCGCGCGCCTGGAACGCCAAGAGCTGCGCCTTCATCCAAGGGTAATCCCGGCAGCCGTTGGCCGCCAGCTCCTCCGCCAAGAGCTCCACCGAGTCCGGATGGTAATATTCCGCCTCCTCCAACGCCGCCAGGAGGTCCGTAACCCGGGTTTCCGCCTGTTTGAGCAAGACCAGGGTTTTCCGGTCCCTGAATGATACTACTTTCGGCACCCGAAATATCCTCGATTTGGTCGTCCTCGGTCTCATATTCCGGTTCATAATAGACCCGGGCTACGCCGCGCGCATAGAGCAAAAAATCGTCGCGGACCATCTTGAATTCGCTGTCGAAGTCGGCGGCGTCAAAGGAAAAATTCACCGCCCGCTCGAGCACCTCGCCGGCCTGCCGGGCGATCGGGTCTTGATCGCGGTAGCGTCTCGAAACGACGGCATGCGGCGGCTTGGCGTAGATCGCGCTTTGCATGGTCTGGACGTTCGACCACAACATCTGATATTTGCGGACCCGGACCAGCGCCGAGCCCTCGTAGAGATAGCGCCGCCTGATGATCCGGCAGCGCTCCTCATAGCGCGACATCCCGTCGTCGCGGCGGGAGTCCTCCAGGCGCGAGAGCCAAGTCCCGACGTCGTCGGAGGGGCAAAGGTCGTTGTCCATCTATGGGCTACCACCAAAAAAAACACGACAGAAAGACGAGCGGAAAGTGTCGTGATGTGATGTTGCGTGGAGTTGAGTGTTGTGAGGTGTAGTGCTGTGGCGTAATGTTGCGTGTGGTGAAGGTAATCATACCCGTTCTCGCCTTTCCCGCTCGCGGTTGCCGAAGGCGACATAATCGCCGATCGTCAGCTCCTCGGTCGGAATGAACAGCGGCCTTGGTTCCGGCGGCAGTTCCTTGCGGATCATTTTCCAGGCCATGCTTAAGTAACGCCAGGCATCAGCACCATGGCTCGCCCAATCATGCTCGGCGACGTCGCGGAACACCCTGAGCCTCTCGTTCCAGTCCTGCCGGTATTGGCGCAGCGCCTCGAGCCCGGCGGCGCATTTCGTGGCGTTGAACTTGGCGGTTCTCAAGGTCATCTTGGCGGCATTGATCCCATCGTCGACCGAATGCTTCGGCACCAATACCGGTTTTCGCCCGGAAGCGCGCAAAGTCTCGACCCTGGTCCGCCCGGTCTCGAACGAATGCACCTTGGCGTCCTGTGGGAGATAATCGAATCCGTCATAGCCCAATTGGGTCAATTTGGCGATATAGTCGTCAAAATAATACCCTTGGACCTGGATGAAATCATGGATCAAGGGCCCGCGCTCGCCGACCTGGAACGCCCAGATCGCCATATTCGAGCCGTTGCCCAAGTCCCAGGCACAGTGCATCGGTGCCGGCAGCACCGGCAGATCGTCGCGAAGGCGCCCCTCGGCCTCGGCCTGTTGCATGTCCTTGCCGTAATAGGCGCCGAGGATCGCCGCATAGGGATCGCACTCGAACTCGGCGGCATAGGCCTCCGGCGTCATAAGCCGCTTGGCGTCGTCGAGCTCGGCCTCCGGCACGACGCCGGTTTCCGAGGCCTTCAACAAGAGCGAGAACCAGGCCGGATCGTTGACGACGTTCTTGTAGAGCTGCCAGAGTTGATTCCTGCCCTTGATGGTGCCGATGATCGTCGCAAAACCGCCGCGGTCGGCGAGCATCGGCCGGACGATCTGGGTCCACAGGCTCGGCGCGATATCCGCGAACTCGTCGAGGACCGCGCCATCGCTATAAGGGCCGCGCAAGGCGTCCGGGTTGTCCGCCCCGAACAACGTTATGCGCGACCCCCCGAGCAAATCGACTCTGAGCTCGGCGATGTTCGGCGGACAGGCCTGGACCGGCGCGGTGAACTGGGTCAAATAATCCCAGGCCACCGTCTTCGCCTGGTTGCGCAACGGCGCGATGTAGTGGAACCGCCCCGCCGGCTTCTTGAGATCGAGGGCAAAGTCGATGAGGTCCATCAGGCTCGCCACGGTTTTCCCCGAGCGCCGATGGGCGATCATGCAGGCCCAGCGCTGGGTGCGGTGATGGAACCCCTGGAAAATCTCCCGCGGCACATAGCCCAAATGGATGTTTGGGGGGATCATGGGTTATCCCTGGAATGCGCCGATGATGGACGGGGCAACCCATGGATCAGATGATCGACGATAAATTTTCCCGTTTTCTCCATCGTCAGCATTTCTTTAGTAATGGGCATATCGTCCGGGATATCCACGGCCCCGACATCGAATTCGACCAATGGCAGATTGCCGCGGCCCGGAACGATGATTTCAATTTCGTAGCCGTTCCACGCAAAATGGGTTTCCCCGCGAAAGCGCATAGGGACAATCACCGGGCCTTTCTTCGTCTCTCTGGTATGTGCCCTTACCGAATGGAAAATGCGCTTGCGGGGTGCCCCCTCTTGCTGGTCTCTGTCCTGGAAAAAATACGGCAGGCGAAGGATGTCAATGGCGAAGGCGACGGCAATCCCGCCTTTGACAACCCTGATCGTTATCATCGCATTATTGGCGTGCTCATATCGACTCGCCATGTCGATGAAAAGATCGACGACCATCGCGGCGGGATCGACCTTGTTTTGTTTTGCCCAATCCTTGATGCTCTCGTCAAAGTCCCATGTATGCCGCTGAAACGAAGATGATCGGTATTGCCCGTTTTTGTGTCTGAGCCTGACCGTCTCGCAGGTGCGATGCAACAGCGCTCGAACATTTCCGGTTGCATCGATCGCTAGCCCATACTCTTGCGGGACGCCTCCCTTGTGATGCTTTCGCCATTTTTCATCATAGGGCTTGTCCCAATAGATTGTCTGGACGTAGACGTCTCCCTCATGCACCGGCTGAATCTCTTCGGGAGGCCTCTGATATTTCCGAAAATACATGAATTTTGGAACCCAAAGGCTGCCTTTGCCGTCATGGGGCTGCCGTTCATACCGTTCGCCGAGGGGGTCGGCCCCATAAACGACCGCGCCGAACGATGGACGATTGCGGTTGAAGCGCCACCATGGCGTCAATTCGGTCAAAGGCTCGAATGGCACCTCGTGCTCAAATTTGTGAAGCAGACGTATACCATAGGGCAGGATATGCGCCCCAATTTGGTGGAACAGATCATAGGATTGCCGGTCCGTATATTTCATCCGCCGGGCATACAGAAAATAGGTGCCCAGTTGATCGAGGATCGTGTCGCGAAAATAAAAATGGCCCTTAAGTTCATCGATGCCCGAGGCCTCTAAGTCGATCACCCCGGTTTTTTCCGGATCATTCCAGGGAAGGATCGTCTCGCTTTCGCGCGCGACCGCGTCCCGCGGCACGGTGTTTTTGGGTGCGGGCTCGGCCTCGCCTTCAACCGCCGTTTTAGGTCGTTTAGGTGGTTTAGCGAACTTCCGCCATTTGCCCACTTTGCGCCATGGCCGGCGCACCGGCGGCCGCCAGTAATCGACGAGCGGAAGCCCAACCAAGGCCACGGCGACGGCGTCGGTCGGTTGCGGCGCAAGGGCTTGCGGGACGCTTGCCGCAGGCGCCGGCAAGGGCGCAGGCGCGACCGGAGGCGTACCCCCTAACCCGATCGCCTCCGGCGCAGCCGCGACCGGCGCAGGTGTCACGCGACGCCGGAAGATCAGTAACATGATGCGGCGCAAAAACGCGATCATCGCGCCGACTCCTCCGGATCGATCTCCGGATCGAACGCGTCCGCCCCGGTCGGCTCGAGCAGCCGGGTGAGGATCGCGACCACCGCCCGATCGACATCGCGCTCGAGCCGCTTCGCCTGGTGTAGGCCGTCCATGCTGCGCTCACGGAAATATTCCTTCTGGGCGTCGCGCAGGCGGCGCACCAAAAGCGCCAAATCCCGTAATTCTGTGTTCACGCCACCCCCCTCGGATATCACCCTCTAACTCCCGTCACGACATTGATGACCACCATTTGGCCGGGCGGCGGGGTTTCGCCGTCGAACGGCGCCGGCCTGCCCCACGCATAAGCGAGGATGTCCCGACACGCCGCGGCCCGCACGGTCTCGACCTTGGCGTGTAGTGCCAATCTGATAAGTTCGGCCGCCACCTTCGGTGCCGCCTCGATGGCGAGCTGCCGCCCCAATCGCTCCAGCGGCTTGCCCGCGGGACGGCCGCCCTTCTTGCCGTTTTCCGCCGAAGATTTGGCCTTCGCCGCCGAGGCGCGCTCAAACGGCTTCAGGTGGGGGATTCCAGGCAGGCTTCCGGTCATTGTGCTTGCTCATTTTGTTTTGAACCAATCCGGCACTGGCGCATTTTACTGCTCGTCTAGGTATAATACGCTGGACGAATACTTACCCAACTCCAATACTACACAGAAAAGGACTATCAAATGTCAAAAGATCGAACACGTCAAGCGCTGGCGCTCTCCGCAAGACTGTCGCGGCCCTCCTCTGTGGCCCTCCCCGGATATACTGCCGGAGAGATCGCCTCGCTCGAGGCCGAGGCCGCGCGGGCCGTTGCCAACGGCCACCCCAACGGCGCGGCGACAAGCGCCCATTTGGTCCTCGAGGCCGGGCGGCTATCCGGCTACGTCCAAGATAAGCACACCCTGGTCCGGTTCGGCGGGGGTGCGGTCGCCGTCTCAACCCACGTTTAAACGGCCAGCGGAGGCCGCTGAAGGCACCCTTTGGGGGCCTCCGCTACCCCCCACCCCATCGCCGATTCAAGGGCATCAGGCGGCCTCCGCTGGCGCACTGGCGAGGAATGTCCTTTCTGGTCCTTTCCGCGCGCTCGCCTCAATTTAGGTTTACGGCGATTGTTGACTAATTCTCGCATTCGTCAGGTTTCCTTTGGCACTCTGGCGCCAAAAATCTGCATGGCCGCGGCGGAGATTTGCACCGGTTGGTCGCGATAGGCGGCAAGCTTCGCCTCGTCGAGCGCCGGGACTGCCGCGTCTCCGTTCCCCTTCCGCGGCGGGCCTCTGGCCTTTTTCGCCTCGATCTGCGCGCTAGCCCGCCTCTCGAGCGGGCGCGGCGACGCGCGCGGCATTCTGGTAGAAAGATTCAGATTAGATTCTGGTTCTGGTTCTGGGGGGAAATTTTGCTTGGCATTTTGCTTCGATTTTGCTTGATCGTTTGCTTGGGTTTTTGCTTGGATTTTTGCTTGCCGCACCATCGTTGATTTTATTCCGCCTTCGCGTCCTGCATCGACTTTTAACCTGGCTTTAAGAAGCTCTTTCTCGACCCGCTTATGCCTCCATTCTGAAGGCGATGATCGGTCAAAGAAACGGCTCAAAACGGGCGATAAACGGCGGATGGTCTTAATTGGAACTCTTATAATTCGCGCCAAACTGGCCTCACCGGAAGGCAGCGGCCCGCCACGTGTCCAATACTCAAGAATAAGCCTTAAATAGGCGCCGTCCTCTTCGAGCGAAAGCCCCATCGTATCGCGCAAATAATCGCCCGGATAAAACGGAAAATGATTGAGGCTCATTTGGCGTCCCTCCGCAGCCAGTCCAATTCCGGCTTGCCGACAAAGTCCCGCTCCCACACCAACCAACAGAAATCTTCCCGCCCGCCACCGGGAAAGCCGCCGCCCTCGATGTACGGCCCTGGCGGCATCGACGGGCGCGGCGTCAAAAACCACACCTTGGCGAGCGGCGTCGTGGCGAGCCAGCGCGAACGGCAATCCCCGAAGAGCCATTTTGAGATCAACAGCATCGCGACCTTGCGCGACGCCACTTCGAGCGCGCGCATAACGAAACGTTGCGCCATGTCCGGATGCTCCGGCGTGCTGAACGGCGGGTTGCAGACGATGTTGGCCGGGTGAAAAATGCCGCTAAAAAAATCCACCCCGTGATCGCAGATCGGCGAGCGAGAGACGAGGTCCGTCCCATAGGCCTTGAGGCCGGCCTGGCGTGCGCTCTCGACGATCCGCCCGAGGCCGCAGGCCGGATCATGAACCGGCCCCTCGAACGATTCGGCGGCGAACAGGCGCTCTGAACACCAGCGTGGCTCCACGTAAAATCCCTGCGGGTGGCGGTCCCAGATATGCGCCCGACGGAGGCGCTGGGCAGGAGGCGCTTCAGCGAGGTTCAACATTAGATTTTATTTCCTCGCGCTTTTTCCGCGCAAAGGCGCGGGCCGCGGCACGGCGCTTTTCGAGGTAATCGGGATCGGTCTTGGAGCGCCGCAAATAGTAATCGCGATAATAGCCATTCCGAAGCTTCCGCTTATATTCCGCATAGACCTTGGACCCCTTCGCGACGCTCATCGCCCAACCTCCCGCGAAGCGATCTTGATCCGCAGGCACCCCCAAGCATCAAACGTCGCGAGAACCCGGTCCATCGACCAGGTGACGGCGTGGGGCACGCCCACATGGAGGCACCACCGGCGCAACTCCTCTTGCTCCTCGCTCAGCTCCTCGCCGAGGCGTTTCAGCTCGAGAAAATGGGGGAGAGCCTGCGGCGAGATCAGCAAAATGTCGGGCCATCCCCGTTGCAGGCCAAACTGTTTCATCCGCGCCGCCGTGACGATGTCGCGGAGGCCGCCGTGGCCGATATGCGTCCAGCGCCAATCCGGCAGGCAATGCGCGCGCAGCAGGTCGGCGACATCGATTTGCAATTTGGATTCTTCCGGCGTCGGCGCGCGAAATTTGCGGATGCGCGGCTTACCGCCGGCGGCCAGCACGAGGAGGGGCGGCGCGGCGGTCATGAGTCGACAATGTCTTTGAGGTATGCCCCCCGATTCCCGCTCGCCCTCCGGCGAGCCTCGTCGGCCGCTCGCATTTCTTCTTCGGCGGCAGCCGCCGATTGCGCCGCCTTCCGCATCTTAATGGTCGCGTCATCGTAGAGATCGTCCACCGTCGCAAACTTTTGGTCGACCTTCTCGAATTGCAGTTCGTCGTCGTCGTCATCTGTGCCTTCGTCGGGGCGGTGATAGCGCGTCAAATATTCAGGGATGACAAACTCGTTAATCGAAAATAAATCCGGCCCGCGATTGCGCGGCTTTGCTTCCCACGTCCTCGTGGCCGCTTCCAAAAGAGCCTGCAAAACAAGCGAATCGAATTTGAAAGGATCGGCTTCATATTGTTCTCCGATCAACTTGCGGAATTCACGCGCGGTGCCGCCGGCCTCTTCGGCGGCTACCAAATATTTCTTCTTCTCGATCTTCAAAAGCTCAGACAGAGAACTCGGAAACTCCCTAGTCATTGCTCGTTCTCTTTCTTTATGATTGCCGCAATAATGCCCGCCAATCTTCGAGCGCCCCGCTGCATTCCCGGAAGCTCGCTCGGATCGACCCGAAGCCGCGCCAGGAACGCGGCGCGGAATTCTTTATCGGCGACCAGCTCGTCGGAGTCCGCGGCGAATGCAGCGACAGACCATGCAATGGCGCCGCGGTAGCCATATTCGCTCAAGCGCAAGACCGTCTCGCGGCGGCTGGCCTCGAGCGCCGCCGCCTTTTTTTCCCGCTCCTCGTAGGCACTAAAGGCCTCCGCGACGCTCAACCGCTCGTCGTCGACGAGCTCGGCAAGGTCCGGCGCCTCGGCCCGCAAGCGCGAAATTTTATTTTCGTCGGACTCGCGTGCTTTCTGCTCGGCTTGAACGTCCGCGAATGCCTCATCGAGCTTGAGCACTCCGGCCATAACCGCTTGCGCCTTCGCCAGTGAATGGCCACGGACGGCGCGGGCCTGGCGAAGCAGTTCCCGCCCAAACTTACCACTTTCTAGGAGGTTTTTTGCTGCATCCTTTTTCCCCCTTCCACCGGAACCCCCATCATCCGGATAGATCATCGCCGTCGCCATCGCCTTTTGGGCTTTGGTCAGATTGCGCCGCGCAAGGTTGGCCGACACGATGACCGCCTTGGGGTCTTCGCCATCGAGCCTCACAAAGGCCGGCTCGACGCCGGCAAGCTTGCAGGCCGCCAGCCGGTTGCGGCCGTCGACCACCATTTCGCCGGTCGGATCAAGGATGATCGAATGAAAGAGCCCGTTCGCCTTGATGTCGGCGGCGAGATCGGCCAGCTCGTCGTCGGCCATCATCGGGAAAAGAGCTGCCGTCGGATGGACGTCCATCGCTTTCACTCCGCCGCCTCGTCCTTTGGCCCCGGCAGCAGGAAATCATTGGGGGTCACCGCGCCGTCGGTCGCTTCGGCGATTTTGACCATAACGTCAGGGGCCGGAACGCGCGTGCCGGCCAGATACCTGTTGACGGAAATGTGGCCCACGCCGATGCGCCGCGCGAAGTCTGCTGGGGAGATCCCTTCGCGAGCCATAAAATCTGCAAGCTTCACACCGCGCATAAAATCTGCAAGCTTCATACCGCATCAATGCCATAATGGAATTAAAATGCAACTGATTTTTCCGGAAAATTGACACCCCCATTTGAGTATTCCGGCCCGGCACCACGCGTGCTACCATTCTGGCAATGAATCGGCTCATGTTCTTCCGCAAGCGCCTCGGGATAACGGCATCCGAGCTCGCGCGCCGCGTCGGCGCGCAGCAGCCGGAAATATGGCGGCTTGAGCGCTGGCCGGAGCCCGGCGGCCGCAAGATGACCCGCGAATGGGCCGACCGCCTGGCGAAGCCGC